GACCAGTTTTATCTCTCCTTAACTCTTTAACCAAGATTTCAAGTGTTGCTTCAAAATCTAGGTTCTCGATTGTGATTGAATTCTCTCTGAAACTCTTAGCCTGTCTAGCACCAATCCACTGTCTCATGATAGGACTCATTCCTAACCAAGCATACTTCTCACTCGCACTATCAGACTGAAATAACATACTTACATCATCCAGCCATTCGGTACCAATCTGTTGTTCTAATCTCTGAAAAAAAGAACCGATTACATCTCTTGAATCTAAAAGTCCTGCTCCCATTATTTATTACTCCATTTAATATTTATCTTTATTTGCTATTAATTGTTCTGCCTTGCAACGAGAGTATTAATCTTAGCTGCTAAACTTGCTATTGCACCACTTACCTCAGTATCATCATAAGCAGCACCAATTGATGCTATAACATCGCTTGCAGTACCACCGCTATTATCAGTTAAAGCAACATCATCACCACTCTGTTCTTCAAAAGCAACCAGAGCAACACCTGTTGATTCAACTCTTATAACATAACCTATTCTTGTGTTACCAGTAGCAGTAAGTGTAAAAGTATTAGAATCAGACGCATAAACACTCTTACCTTCATCAGTAATAGCGATAGAAGCGATTGCTAATTTAATAACACCTTTTCTATTTAACTCGATATTCTTAGCTCCATTGGCTCCTGCTGTATTATCAACACCTCTAACAGCAAAACCTCTAAATGGATCACCAGCAACTAACTGTCTAATATAACCAGAACTTTCACCACATGCAGCACCTTCAAATATCTCAACTGCTGCAAGAATTCCTAATTCATTATCTGCCTCTACTTCATAAACTCTTGGCGTATCTAATGTTAATTGTGCCATATTTCATTAACTCCTAAACAATTTTACTTTAAAAATAATTTACTTTGCGTCTTCTTTTTTCAAATACCTAACATTTTCTGTATTGTTGATAAATGCGGTATATGTTGCGTATGAACTAAATTTCTTTGCCTCAGTAGAAACCTTAAATTCATCTTCTGACATTATGCCACATTTAGATTTAACATTGGTATCATGACCAACATCTTCACCAGTAAGAGGATCTTCTAAACCAGCATTCATATCAGTTTTAGCTTTATCCTTATCAACTTTCTGTTTCTTCAAAATATCAATAGCTAACTGACCAGCAGACATATTTGCATCTTTCTTGGCCTTAGCAACATCTTCATCATAACCAACAATACCAAGAGCATCAATCTCGTCACATCTACTTGTATGAGCTGCCATTGCTGTTGCTACTGCTTTATTAACATCATCCTGAGTTATAGATGCTACGGCTGTATTCAATTCAGCTTCTCTCTTATCTTCTTTTACTTCAGGAACCTCAACACTTGCACTACCAGCAGTAAAAATCTCATTATACAATGTTTCGTTGTCTCTTTTTAAAATTTCGGCTGTTACATCTGTTAATTTCATGTTTATATCATCTCCATCTAATTCTGAAAAATCTATATTTAAAATATCTTCTTTAACACCAACAATTGAGCCGTTTACTTCTTCAATTATGGTATCAAGACTTGACTTACCATCAATAAAACCTTCTTCAATTCCTTCTTTACCTAAAAATATCTTAGCACTACCAAATGTTTCTTTTACATCTTCCAATGTTCTACCAAGATTTGTAGCAACATCAATCATAAATATTTCATGAAGATCATTTGCTCTTTGCTGTAAATAATTACTCTCTTCATTTGAGAGTCCTTGACTTGCTGCATCTGCTGCTTTCAATGAACCTGCTGTAATCGGTATCTTCTTAACTCCTGTTAGGTCTTCCAATCCAGTTGTATCAAAATGTTCAATTAGAACACCGACTGAACCAATGTGAGTCATATCATCTGTAACAAAAATCTTATCTGCTGCCGAACCGATATAAAATGCTGCACTTGCCATTACATTAGATGTAATTGTAATAGTTGCTTTTTTGGAATCTCTTATTCTTTGAGCAAATTTCTGTAAACCAAAAATAGAACCACCACCCGATTGAACGTCAAGAACAATTGTTGATATAGTAGGATTGTTTTCTAAACTAGTTAGATCTTCTGTTAATCTATCTAATCCTACACCACCAAAAAATTGCATAAAAATATCGTGGAACTGAGAAATTGTACCATGTATATTAAGGACACCAACCTCACCAGATATAAAACCATTTGTTAGATCTTGATCAAAATCTTCTGATGTAAAATTCTCAGCTTTTAGATTAGAGAAGTTATTTTTCATCTCTAAAAGATACTGAGTCTGAAGTTTATTTAAGGCGTTTGGTTCCATTGCCCAAATTGACAGCTCGTTCTTGATCTGTTTCTTCAATTTCTTCGACTTGTTTTCCATTGTTTATTAGTTTCTCTTCTTTTTGAAGTTGCTTCTCGTTATCAATAAATCTAGTACCAGTTAGTATCATTGATTCAGCACTTCTATTTGATATTCTTAAATCAATTCTTTCTCTTGCTGCTTTAACTTCTGCCATTGGTTCAAGTACAATCCTTGATGTACCATGCCAATTACCATTCAAATAAGCTTTCCGGAATTGTTCACCTTGATTAAATTTAGGTGCTGTAATTCTTCCACTTAAAATACCATCCTCAATAACACGTTCAAAAACAACATTATTAAGAATCATATTCAAAAAATCTCTTTCTCTTTGAATTAATTGCCAAAAAACCATAATAGCTGCTTTTGATGCTGAAAAAGAAGATGCGAAATGTTTTAATACAATTTCAAATGGAATGCCCGTTTCAGATCCAGTTATCTTAATCATTGCATATAAGAAATTCTCAAATTTACTATTTGGCCTCTTTGGATCAGCAATACTAATATCAACATCTTCTGGTAATTGAATTATAGATCCACTACCTAATTCACAATCGGCTGGCATGTCTGTTCGTTTATCTTTAACAATATTATATGGATCAATACTCGTCTGACCATCATTACTTCTAATAAATACTGTAAATAACGATTCAACCAAAGCACTAGTTAATTCACTCTCTTGCAGCTTACTTATTTTATATATTGTATCTAAGACTGTTGTTAAAAATGGTATACCTCTCGTTTGTTCAAACCGTTTTTGATTTAAAACATGAATCATACTGACTCTACCAGATTTATCAAATTTGTTAATCTTCCTCCATGATCTATTTACATTATCCTGAATAGTATTTATTAATAATCTACTTGCAACATGATATTTTAAATGCTTACCAAAACGATCTTTTTCAACTCCTGCTGTTAATGTTGTTGTATCGTTACCATCATGCTCATTTGTGATTCTATCGGCTTCTATCATCTGCAACATTAAATTACAATTTCTTCTCTTAGATCTTGATTTAGTGAATAGAACAAAAGCATCACCATTCTCTAAATATGATCTGTAAACAAGTTTTTGTATTCTAGCATAATTATTAATTCCAGTAACATCAATCTTTTCAGACTCTGCCCAACATTTCCACTCTGTCTCAATCTCTCTCTCAAGTTTTTCTTTTTCACTATCATTAATCTCTAAAACTTCTTGATCAACAGTAGATTGAAACATTAAACCTTTATCAACTACATTATCAGCCATCGTATTAATGAGGGCACTCGCTAATGGCTGATTTCTAATTGCATCTCTTGATCTCTCCCTTATTTTAGGTAAGTCTTTTATCGTATCACCATCAGCCGATAATGCTTTAGGATTCCAATTCCTTGTAGCACCACGATCTGTATCAGCAGCAATATAAGATAACATATTGGCTTCAATGATCCTGTCCTTGGCTCTCTTGGCTCCTAAACTTGGTGATATGAAAGACACTGCTTTATCTATTATATTAGTTTTCATTGTATATTCGGTAACACTCTACATATTGTTAATTTGTTGTTGTTTGTTAGCCTACAAACTTCTCTATTCCACTTATCAATTCCTTTCTCTATCTCTACTATGTCCGCTCTAACCAACGTCCTACCAAGAATAGTATAAGATTGTGATTTTAATACGGCAAATAAAGCTGCTTCGTATTCTGCTAGTAATGATGTTGCTGTTGCTAAATCGATTCCTGCCATGTCACACCTTTAAAGTAAAGTTTTACTATTATTACTTAAATTTCTATCATATTCTGACTCCCTTAGAAACTACTCTATAATTATTTGGCTCTTCTTTTGGTTTCTCAATATACTTTGTTTCAATTGTATTATCATCAATATACTTCTTACAATATTCTAAAACCTGATTAACTGTTTTTTCCGGATAAAGTAAGAAACAATAGATGTGAATTGCAGAAAGACCGTAAACAAAGCAATCTAAGCCTTCGTTACGATCTCTTGTTTTCTTCCATTCTTTTCTAGGTAAACCCTTAACATATCTAGTTACCCGTTTTTCAGCCGTTAATTGTAAAAAATACTCATCATTAAGACCATCATCAAAACTAATGTAACCAGCCTGATTAGGATCATCAATACGAAGCTTACTATAGATTAGTTCTTTGGCTGTGTCAGTTCCAATTTGGAAGAGCATTGCACCAACTTTATTTTTTGTGGGCTTCGTGATGATCGGTTTACCTGCTATACTAGAACCACCAATTGCCATGATTCTTATATCAGTATTTTCTTTACAAAAATCATAAACGTTATCAGTATAATGTCCTTGCGAATCTAAAGCTGTACATTGTATTTTCAAGGACATATGTTTATTTCTATATTGTTTTTCTAAAACTTTTCTAACTCGTTTCCATGTTTCTCTATTATCAGGTATACCCATTATAACAGTATGTTCAATTACGTATATTTTCTCATTTAAACCAAATCCAAATGTAGTAACCTCAATTCTGTCATCTTGTGTATCTGCTCCTGCAACTAATAGTAAACAATCATCTGGTACCGTTGTGTTGTTCTTTAAAAGTTTAGATCTACGTTTTACAAGCTTATCTATCTTTAAACTCTCACTTGGTAACTCAAAGCTCTCACCAAGCACCGTATTAGTAAAAGTCTTTAAAACATGAATATTACCAGTTTTTTTATATTTCAAAAAATCAACTACACATGATTCCCATGATTTCCATCCAACAGGTGAATATAGTGATGATAAATGGAATCCTGCGATGTTTGAATCGGGTTGTTGTTTAATCCATTTACCATCCGCAAGCATATGTGTCTTGTGAACTTCTTTAATTTCGCAACCATTGACACAAGCGTAATACACCTCCGATGTTAAATCATATTTTTTGTTATAATCAAATTTTAAACCATCAAATTCTAATTTTTGTAGAGTACCACATTGAGGACATGGGACATGGTACTCTCTCATATCACTAAGACTATATTCAACTTCGACGTTAGATTCACCCTTTATGGTTGGAGTTGATATTATTAATATCTTTTTATTGTGAAACGTCTCAGTTCTTTTTATAGCAAGTTCAATGGCTGAACCTTCTCCATCAAGGTCTTGTGGGTATGCATCAACCTCATCTAACACCAAATACCGTATTGGCATAGATCTTAGAGATGCTGCACTGTTTGCACCAGACAAAACTAAAATACCTCCATCAAAATCTTTAATGAAGAGTGTATTAGATGTTTGTCTTGACCTATCCTCTTTAATCAACTTCTGCAACAAATCCATCTCATTGATCATACCATTGATGCGTTGCTTTGATATCTTCTTAGCGATATCCATCGTTGGTTCCACGAACATGAATGATGATGGGTCAATATGTATAATATACGCTAGAAAGTTCAATCCGACACTTGTACCACCAATTTGAACACCTTTCATAAAAACAACCTTCTGATATGGTGACATTGGTGATAGAACATCCATTGGTTCCTTTAAATATGGTGTTCGTGATGTTTTCCACTTTCCGGATTCAGCACCCTCAGTTCTCGCTAATATCCGATATTCATCTGACCATTGCGATAATGGTATGTTTGGTGGTGGTTGCAATCCACGTACTAATGCATGTGAATATAAATTATTGTCCATACTTTTCTTTCAAGTTCTCCAATGCAGAAACGAACTTATCTTTTAAATAAAGTTCGATTTCCTTCTTATCTGTCATCATGATAAGATCATTTGACATTTGAGTAGGTAATGCTAAAAATTGATTTTTAACCTTAATTGCTATCTCAAAGGCATCCCTCTCAACAGTTTCACGTTTAATGAGGGTACCAGCTAATATTTCATATTCTAACTCAGCAGTTTTAGCTTGAAAATTCTTTTCACGGGTTTTAGCTTCTCCAAAGTCATATTTAGTAGAATCGTAAATATCAGACAATCTACGGTTACTTTCATCAACATCAACCTTTTTACCTTCAAGCACAACTAATTGTTCTTTAACGAAGCTGTTTATTGTTTGAGGTGTGCATCCTCTCATTCTCGCATATTCAGCTTTTGAAACTAAATTCATTTTTACTCCATTGTTATATAAAATCTATCATCTATCATTTTAATACTTGTTTAATAAACTTCTCATCTAATGTTTTCTGATAATCTTTCTCAATAACTTTTCTGACTCTGTTAACGCCGAATTTTGAACCGTATACGTCTCTAATGTCAAAACCAAAGATGATTTTACGTCTTTCAGCAGAGTAAGGAGTTCCTTTTCTTGTATACCTTTCGATTCTTCCTCTTGATCTGCTTCTAACAAAGGCAAAGACATTCCCTTTTTCATCCCTTCTCTTAAAAGTTCCCAAACGTAATGCTCCTGTTTGACCCTTCTTCAAAGGTGCTATGAATGCTCCCTTTATCAACTTCCTCTTACCTCTCCTTATCTCAACCTCCAAACCAGCAGCAGTTTGCCTATGAGGGAATTTAAACACACCTCTTGGTGCTGATTTGACTCTAATCTTAAAATTAGGTCTAGCTGGCCTTGCAGTCTCAAGAATGATATTCTCACCAATCTTGGTAACTCTAGCTGGAATGTTATATTCCTTCTTCATATCCTGAGAAACAGTCTTATTTGATTTTCTACCAAGAACATTGGTTGTGTTGAAAATTGCTCTCTTAAGTGATTTATTCAAAAGAGGAAAAACATCAGTGTCAATCTTATTAAGTGAAAATGTAGCCATTAGAATAACTCCTTCCATGTTACTGTTACCGATACACTACCATTACTTCCATTATTAGTATGTGCCGAAATTGAAAGCGTTTCACCTGATTGTATGAAAATATTAATAATATCATCAAGAATCACCAATCTACTACCAGTCTTATCTAATACAGTTGTCAAATCTTGATCTGTTATTTCAATACCTGTAGCTGATGTATCAATCTCCATGATAGATTCATCTTCATCATGAGGATTAAGATCAACAGGGCCAATAAGTTTATTTCCTCTTGATATAGTAAAAAATACAGGCTGTGCGCCATCTGCTGATATTGATATCAATTCAATTTTTGAAATAACTCTATTTGGTTTACCTTGAAAATCAAGTTCATTATGTAAACTTATTAATGGTACTTCATCTGTACTAACTGTAATATTCTCAATCGCTGCACTGTGCAACACTTCAAACGGGTTTATACGTCCTTCAACAAAGATAGCAGCAGAAGCCGTACCTATTGTCACATCTGTTGTGTTAGTTGTGTTGTGTGATTCTATACATAATGGCAATGTTGGGTTTTGTGTTGATGGTATTAAGTTTTCATTTGCATAAGTGATTATGTGCATTGGCACAAAAATACCCAAAGTAGGTTGTTCTACTTCATAAAGAATCTTACCATAACCTAACCACTGATAACGAATCCTATAAACATTACCTTTCGTTGGATCCAACCAACTGACTTTATTCTGATTAAAATCAGATTGAGTAATTATTTCATCATTTGCATCAACACCAACAAGATCTCTAACAATCGTCATTGTCACACCCGTTGCATCTGTGTCAACAAATGAGAAAGTTCCATCTTTTTCACCATTATCATAACTTCTGAAATGAACACCGTCACCATCATATATAGTTTCCCATCCTTCATCAAAAGCAGAGTAATCAAATCCTGCCATTGTCCAAGCAATCTCACCAAAGCTCTCTCCTGCTACAACAGGGACAACCTGAGCCGTACCATTGATAGTTATCGTTACATTACCTGAGTTCGTTGCACCAGCCGTTATTTTGAATGTTCTAGTCTCTTTAGCTCCACCATACCTTCTACGAATTCCGAAATCTGATCCAAACATCCCAACATCGTAACCATCTGATAAGTCACCAACTCCCATAGTCTGAGTGTTACCTTCAACACCCGTGCTAAACCTTGTAGTGAACTTAATTGACTGACCTTGACCTGGGTAATAGGCTGCTGGTCGCTTGCTAAATAATATTGCTCTACTATTTGCTGCTGCGCCTGTTGACAATTCTGCAACACTATCAACAACAGCAATCGAACCTGAACCAGTTGTAAGTGTGTCAACCAAAGCGGGGTTAATGTTGTAAGGAAATTGGAGTTGTACAACAGGAGTTTCTTCAGCAACAATTTGCCCTCCGAATACCGACT